CTATATATGATTATTTATACTTACTTTTTCTGGATAGTGGAATATCATAAGTTCTAAAGCGATATGGCTTTGAGAATCATCTTTGGTATGAAATATATAGGAGAAAGAGCTTTCTTCGGTCTGACCTTTATATCCAACACAGCAAAAGTGTTGGGTTATTGTTGATTTGGCTTTTTCAATTACATCTATAATTCCACTATTCTTAACGAACAGGATTAGTGCTGTTCTTGTGTCACGCCATGTAACATAGCCTAATAACTGGTCAATTGCCTCTGAGAACAATTTCTCACCCCGCCAAACTTTGCACTCTGCAATGAAGACATTGCTATCGTCTGGTGCTTTGGTAATAATATCAGTTTTGCCTTTACGGTTGAATGTTTCGGCGGAACTATTTGTTCCAATGAATACAGAGTTTAGTGACGGCACAATCAAATCTCTCAAGTCTTCTTCATGTTTACCATTGTATATGCTTTCGTGCCGCTCATATTCTTTGCATAAACTATAGATGTGTTTTAAAATATCCTTATATATACCATCATTGATATGATACGCTACCTTCTTGTCTTCAATAAGACACGGAGTTGGAACAATCTTTTTGATAACAGGTACCTCAATCACCGCAGAAGACAGGTTAACAACACCAAGTTCAACTAATACACGATGTTCCTTTTCCTTTTCTGCTTTTACTCTTTCGAAGATCTTCTTTATTTCTTGCGGTAGTCGTTCATTAAATAGGCTTATGTGCCATTTTGCACCTTCTTGATTATCTAAATTGCCAAATTCATTTCCTTTTATTTCACCTATTTGCTTCTGTATAGCCTTGGTATCAATATCTCGTGAAGAAAAACGTATCAATAACTCATCGCCTATGACATCTATAGGAATTGGATTGTATAACGTTGAAAACCTAAAGCATTCTGGTTTAATCCGAAGAACGTTAATGTCACCAATGAACTTATATTTTAAGCAGAAATAATATTCGGTATATGTACGAATCATACTGCGTCCATATAACCCAGGCCATTCATCAACATATTCTTGTTTCTCTTGTTTCCCCTCTAAATAAAGGCGTTCTGTGAGATAATATACTTCAAATGAAACAGTATGTTTGGCAATCAGCATATTTACATATTCTTCCTGATTGACATTCATAATATATATATTGTCGAGATTCCTTATCTCGTTTTCTATATCATGGAGTTTCCTGACTACATACTCCCTGACAGGAATTTCTTCATTAGGTTTATATATACGCATCTTATTTCAATTATAGAACACAGTTATACATTTAGTTTTTAACTGACAATGAACACATATTGAGCCCCTTTTGGATCTCCATCTATCAAATATGTTGTTACTATCTTGCCCATATTCTTCTATCCCTTTTGCTTTGCAAATTAGTATCTTCAATAATTCCATTATTCTTCAAACTTCCAAATGAAGCCTTTGTGTGAATTCAGTTTTCCATTACAACACGCTGAAATACACGCATTACTATACCCATTAACCCTGCTGGCTTCACGCACACCATTGTAACTCGCAACAAATCTACCATCTAACGAATATTGAAGAACTTTTTTCTTTGAAATGTCCTTTATAATAAGCCATTTGTATTCTTTCAACCATCCATTTTTTCTTGCGACATTATATGCTCTGCCACATTTCTTTATGAATGCTGCCAATGTCTTATACTTTTTGGCTTCATTGAAACAATTCTCATAGTCCCATTTAATTGCTGTCGCTGATGGATTAAACCATGTATAATCATCTAGCCATTTCTCTTTTAAAGCCTTATCATATGCGGAGCCACTTCCTACTTGGAATCGTTTTCTTGTTTCATACTTTTTTGCTTCTTCATAACATCTTTCATATGTCCAATAGCCACGTTTATGCGACTTGATTGTTAACCAATAATAATCTTCTTGCCATCCGTTCTTGCAAACAACATTATATGTTGCAGGGGCTTTTTCCCTAAACTCTTTAAGTGTACGATACTTTTGTGCCTCTTTGTAACACGACTTATAATTCCATTTTCCACTACCCAGACCACCAAGAGAGCCACTTTTTTTCCCTGTTTTTGCGATGTTTAACACATTCCATCCCTCATTTTGATATTTGTTACGATAAAAATCTTCTCTATCCAGCCCTTCAATGATTGTTAGACCGCTTTCAAGTATCGTCATTTGGGGCACTGGTAGATTTTTCTCAGATGCGAATCTATAAACGGTACTCTTTTCATTAGTATTGTGCCCAATATCCCTACTTGACGGATCAATAGTTCTTCCAACATAAACGGAATTTAACTCATAAAAAAAATAAGCATATACATTGTCGATTTTTGATGTGTAAATATTGCCACTTCTTTCAAGCCAATCAAAATCGTCTATCCAGCCATTCCTATTAGATATTGTATAAACGCTGGGAAACGATTTACTAAACTCAGCAAGAGTGCTAAATTTCAATGCAACTTCTCTACAATCTTTATACGACCATTTTACCCTTGACGGTCTCTTTTGATGACGTATCTCTTCATCACTCATGAACCATGTATAATCAGTAAACCAGCCGTTTTTCCGAGCAACATTATAAGCCCTATTGTTCATCGTCTTTAGTTCTGATTTCTTACAACATCTTTTCGCCAACTTATAGCATGCCTCATAAGTCCAAATTGTCCTTTTCTGGGCAGAAAGAGTTCTCCCATCAACAAACCAATCATAGTCTTTTATCCATCCGTTTTTCATCGCTCTAAAATGAGCGCCACCACATCCGTTGGTGAACTCGCTTAAGGAAACATACTTCTTTGCTTCTTCAAAACATCTTTCATATGTCCAATAACCGTGATTTTTGCTTACTTTGAGCCATTCATAGTCGTTAGTCCAACCATTCTTTCTCGCTACACTGTAGGCTGATGGATATTTGCATCTGAAATCCTTTAATGTTGTAAATTCAGATGCAACTTGCTTACAAGTTTCATATGTCCATTTCTTAATCGGCATTTTGGTGGGTATGAATTTATTTAACCTAGGCGTGAACTCTTGCCAATTTCCTTCCAATTCTTGCTGCGAGTTGTTGCTTATTCATTCTGAATAGAGAAACAATTGATAATATTAAACATAATCTTGCAATGTTCTTTCTTCAGGAATATATTTTAGCTCCTTATTCCTTTTCAGTAGAATATTAGCCAAGCCAAACAAGTCGTTAGGTGTTTCTGACCACTTGTAAAAAATGTCAATAAGTTCTTCCATATCTTCATTAGTGGCCATCCTAGAATCTGCCCCTCTTTTGCCAGAGGTGATGTTTTCCTTTTCATGATGAGAAAGAAGAGTGCAGACCAAATTTCTGATAGGCCCATTTATGTTCGCATCTTTAGGGAGAATACTAGACAGAAATGCTTGAATATTTCCATAAAAAAGATTATATACTTGCTGGGGATCATGTATTGAAATCCCTAATTTTTCTTTTAAACTTTCTCGTTCTTCATCAAATCCAAATAAGTCTGGTTTTGATTCTCTACTTTCTACTATCCTATCGACAGCAGTCATTAATTCTTCAATTTTTCTTTTTGCATTATCCATAATTATACTGCATTTTTAAATTCTTTACGCATTGATTCTATAGCTTCTCTCAGGTTTTGTAATCCAATTGGGTCAAATACAACATTCTTTATTGCTTTTTCTGTTCCAATAAGATAACTAGAGGAACCATATTTCTTATATTCTATAGATTGTTTTTTACTATCTATCCCTTCCAAGTACACACCATATATAATAGATGGGTGAACATGTATAGTCTTTGCTGCTTTTATAACTAAATGGTTTAGACGAATTATCTTTGGTAATTCTTCTTGGTCAGACTGTTTGATTAACATATTCTGTGCAAACGTATCTGCAGTTTCCTCATTTAAGAAGATATCAGGACTATCTATGCTAGTAATATGATATGCGATTTTCTGTAACATATCAAAATCATTCAATATATGATATAATTCATGCAGCAGCGACAACCAAAGCTTATGATATTTCTTGTTCATGTCTGTTATAACAACGCATGGTTTTCCATCTATTATCATAGTTGCTCCAAATTTGCCGGTTCCTGTCACATATGGTTGGGTTAAGACTGTGACTCCTAATCTGTATAAAACCAATACGACTTTTTCATATCCATGAACTTCATCGGAAGTGTATTCGTAAATATGTTTGACAAATTCTTCCAATAATTCACGGTCAAATGGATTGGGGTTGTCAATCTTCTTGAATGAATAATATAAACATTTAAGCCAGAATTCATTCATTCTAGCTGATTTCTGTTCCTTTATATATCGAGTGGATCTGCTGAAAAGAGCTTCTGGAAGCATTGCGAATGTGTCATATTCATATATACTTTGAAAGCCAAAAAAAGAACAAACCTGCTCTTTTATCTCATCAATTTTTGCCCTTTTTTTTATAAGGCCAATTTCTTTTAAAGATGGGACGTCAAACTTAGTATACAAATATGACAACTCCGTTGGTTCATCAGAAATTTCTTCCGATGTGCCTTCAAGATCGTTTTTGAACGCTTGAATGAACTTTGCTGGCTCTAAGTCTAGTACTTGCATCAACTTTACAGCTTGTGCAAATTTTAGGTCCCCACCTTCTGATATGTATTTTTCAAGAAAGCGGCGATCAATACCTAATTGTTCGGCCAAAGCCGAGACAGGTATTCCGTTAGACTGAAGAAACGTTCTTAATTCTTCTCTTAACGAAATATCTTCATATTCACTGTTCTTTATGTTTTTTATTACGTACATGCGTGTACAATTTTTGCGCAAATATATTAATTATTATCCAATAAATAAAATTTCAATGTGCAAATGTGTACATTTTAAACAAATATTAACTGTTTGGTGTTATCGCGTGATATTTTACATATCATAAGTAATCAGAATCTGTTCTTCTTTATTATTTTGAAATGGTTCTTGGATTATTCTAGTCTGGGGAAAAGAACTATAGCATAATGAGCAGGTTTGCCATTAATAGAAAAAAACAGACTTCTACGAATGATAAATGGTTGAGCTTGCTCGTTTCACTGCTTCCGCTCCCCCCAAAAATGAACTTTGGGGGGAATTAGGCTTCCCCATGTGTAAAATTGAACTTTTAGGGCAAGCCCGATAGCAGGCAGAATTACCATCGACACGTTATTCTTTCTCTTGGGGTAAATAAACGAGGTTTAATATGCGAACGACCATATTATAGCCGTCCCTTTTGCATTCAAGAACTCCCATTTCTTGCAATGATTTGAGGAACGATATAACCGTTTTTCTGTCCCAATTCCATTCTTTAGCAAGGGATTCATTTGTAATACAAAAAGGGATGTTAATACCATTTGAATGACCATCGCAGTGGTTAATTTGGTGTCTAAGCAAGTCTAAAAATGCCTCAAATCTGGATTCTATTGGGCAATTTCTTTTCCAAGAATAGGAGTAAATTCGTATCCATTTTTGTAAAGTACAGGTTCCCTTTCATCCCCTAAAATTTTAAATGAAGTAACTTGTTGAGTGTTTCTGTTTTGAAATAATGCTTGTTGATTTCTTCAAGAGGCGTTCCTGGAATTCTATTCTTCTCAGCCTCGATTCTTCTCAATTTCTTGTCATATTCTTCAATGATGTTTGTACGTTCTTGAAGGAATGTTGGCATGCTTCTGATAATGGTCTGTGGGTCGAAATAGCAATAGAATTGTTCGTAAAAGCCAGCCTTGAAATTGAACAAGAAAAGCATAATTTCGTCAGTTCTCAGATATTTGTATTTGCTTGCTATTGCTGCTGCGACTAACTGGATTTGGACTTCACTCGCATCTTCCTTTAATCCACAAGAAACGCTAACATCTGCTATTTGTGGAACAAGCCAGATGGCAGACGCAAACATTCCGTATGTTATATCAAGCAATCTTAAATATGGCGAATCACCTATAAAGCATTGAAGTGGATCTTGGCATAGAAAGAATTGTCGCGAAGGAGTATTGGCGACTACAAATTCGTTAAAAGTGGGGTACTTCTGCATAAGACGCGACACCTTTTTGGCATTATCGGGCTCATTCCGAAGCCGAACTAAATCCTGCGATAACCTTAGTTGCGGTGCTAAGTACGTCCCGTTGTCTTTTTTCCTGTTTACCAATTCTTGGGATACTGTCGTAAATTCCATTTGATTGAATTAATGATGGGTTAGACTCCATATTGATGTTATTAGCGTTAGCTATATCATCAATACTATTACTTTTTTGATTACTATTATTATTACTTATGCTTGCGTTCGCCTGCGACGGCATGCGTTTGCTTGCGATGGCATCCGGTGGGTGGTTATCGCTTTGTGAAGAATACCTTCTACGTGCATTTTCTCGATTCTTTTCACATTTCTGTTCATACTTTTTCTTGTCTCTATCTCTTTGAGCCTTGAACATGTTGAATAATGCAAGCAAAGATTTGTCATCGATCTTTGGTAACTCCCCCGTGGCTCCATAGCAGAGTATGGATTTGAAAAGCACACCCGCTAATTCGTCAGGAAGGCACTTGATGGCATCGTAACAATCCAGATGTATGATGATGCTTGTTGCTTCTTCCATGACTATACAGTTTTGGTCTTTTGATGTATTCAATGGCTTCTTGTTCCATCTCAGCCTGGCTCTTGCAATGACGTTGTTTCATCCATTCGTCTATTTCAGACTGAAGGAATGCCAAGGCCTTATTGATCTTGTGGTAGGGTATCTGCTTGTTAGATACCCAGCCATAGACTGTTTGCTTGACAGGATGGGACGGATTGTATGAGCATAGCTCATCGATATCCATCCAATGGGGTGAATTAACTGCTTGTTGTTTGTTACGCAAGGTCTGAATGGTTTCTTCCAGCCCTTCAACCTTCCAAATGAGGTAGGACAATGCTCCTGGCATTTCCTCCAATGTAGAAATGTTTTTATTCATTTTTCTGTTATCCTTTAAAATAATAATCTTTTCGGGTGCAAAGGAACAGCAAAAATAAGAACCGATAAAGATTTTGCAGTAAAAATTTAAATTTTAACATTTCGAGCTAAGAAAACGCCTAAATAAAGGGAATGGAGATAAGCTTTGGATGAGCAAAAAGGGCAAAAAAGAGCCCTCGACAGTACATCGAGGGCAGAATTTGAAATGGTTTTTATTGCTCTTTGTCTATTGGCTTATCCGAATCCAGAGTGTCGATATAAATAGACTTGGCTGCTTTGACTTTTGCGGAATCTACCATGTGTGTATAAATCTGTGTTGTGCGAATATTCTTATGTCCTAGTAATTTCTGAATGGTATAGAGTCCTGTCCCGTTCTCTAATTGCAAGGTGGCAAAAGAGTGGCGGAAGCAGTGAAAGGTAATGTGTTTAGTAATTCCTGCTGCTTCAATCCACTTCTTGACAGGACGATTAATCCAAGAAGGGTCTTGTAGTCCCTCAAATACTAATCTGTCTGGATCACGTCGTTCTCCACATAATTCATAAGCCTGATCAGAAATGGGGTGGTATTCAGGAATATCCGTTTTTTCTTGTAATTCCACGATTTGCCAAGAACCATTGTGATATTGAAGTCGGCTCCAAGTTAAAGCCTGGATATCGCAATGACGAAGGCCTGTCATGATGGAGAAGAAGGATGCCCTTCGGAGGATGTCACTCTTACATGGTGTCTTAGCCAAATTCTTGACTTCTTCCATATTCAAGACTTCGCGAAGGGATTCTTTTGCTGTAATGCCAGCGACTTTGCTACTAACATCAACTGTCAGGTATTCATCGATAAACGCCTGCCTTACACCTGCTTTGGTAATAGCAAAGTAGGTAGATGCGGTGTTTTGCTTGATCTTGCCTTTCTTGTTGCCTCCTTGTGGAGCAGCTAACAGGAACATCTTAAAGTCTTCCAGCAATTTGACAGAAATGTTTTTGAATGGTATGGGCTTGCCATGAGAATAGAGCTTCAGTAGTTCTGCTACACGCTCCCAGTTCACAATGATAGAATCTGAACTATTGGGGTGGCGTTTGTATATGATTCCTTCAAAGTACTTGATGAAATCCTGCTCGCCACGTTCGATTTGTGCCTTCAACTCTGCCTCCTTATCTGTATAGATGATAGCACTATCGTACTCATGCTGACGGAGTTTTCTCACTTCATCAGCGTAGATACATGATTCTTGGTCCAGTTGAGAGGAACAAAGAATCACTCCGTTAGCATCCCTCTTGGGACGATACTTATAATCTCCATCCGGTGTAATGCCTATCACAGACGATTTATCCCAAATAGGTGTACGGATAATACGGTTTATAGACTCGACAATCCTTTTACGTTTTGGATTACATGGATCGTTAACAGGGTAGGCTTCAACAATCAGATACCATTCTTCCTTGTATTCTGACTTGCGAAGCTTAACGGTCACTTTCGTGTTTAATAACTTCTTTCTCATAATTCTGTTTGTTTATAGTGATTTATACAAGTTGTCTATTTCCTTTTTGGGTGCATATACATAGTTCCCAATTTGGCGAGTTGGGATAGAGTATTTCCTGATATGTGCCCATACGGTACTGTCATCAATCCTGAATTTCTTGGAGATTTCACCAATTGTGTAGCAATTCTCTGGCTCCAGATCATAAAGACGTGGCAGCATGTGTTCGTCCTTGATGGGTTCTTCACGCAAAGGCACTATCTTTTCTAACTGTTCTCGTGAGATTCGAGTTAGTCGCTCTCCTATATTAATATAAGGTAGCTTTCCCTTGCGAATCAGTCGATAGAGGGTGTCCCTGCTGATAGCATACATTGCAACAGCTTCCTTGACGCTGATAAAGTCTCTTTCACCAGGAATGATTTGAGCGATTTGGTTTAGTCGCTCTTCTTTAGCTTTGTCAGCTTTCCTTTTCTTGTAGGCAATGTCGGCACAATGTCTACAACAGTAGCGGGAATCTAATGTCTTTGCGATAAAGGTGTTCCCACATACTTCACATTTGCGTTTGATTTGAAATTTTGCTTCTGGCATAATTCTTTGAATTTAAGTATGTATAAGTACTAATAAGTATATATAGGTTGCATCTTGTCGCAAATTTAGTCGCGTTACATGAATGTCGCAAAAATGGGATAAATAAGGGCATAATAAAAGCATAGCAAACATGAGGGCATAAAAAACAAATAGCGTGTAACTCATTGAGCTACACGCTATTTCGTTGCATTTTGTTATGTCTTTTCCTATCGGTGTCATTTAACCTCCTCAAAGTCGGCGTCCTGGATGTTCTCATCCTTTGGAGCTTGCTGCTGACCGCCTGCCTGCTGGTTGTAGAAAGGACCTTGCTGCTGGTCGGCACCTGGCTGAGGACCAGCCTGGGCCCCCTGGTACATCTGCTGTGAGGCAGTCTGCCAAGCCTGGTTGAGGGCATTCATGGCATTGTCGATGGCTGCGATGTCGCCAGACTTGTGGGCATCCTTCAACTGCTGGAGGGCATTCTCGATAGCGGGCTTGTGCTCTGCAGGAATCTTGTCGCCAATCTCCTTCAACTGATTCTCAGTCTGGAAAATCATAGAGTCGGCCTGATTCATCTTATCGATGCGCTCGCGCTCCTTCTTATCGTTCTCGGCATTCTGCTCAGCCTCAGCCTTCATGCGGTTGATCTCATCCTGAGACAGACCTGAAGAAGCCTCGATGCGGATAGCCTGCTCCTTACCAGTAGCCTTGTCCTTGGCACTTACCTTCAGAATACCATTGGCATCGATATCGAAGGTTACCTCAATCTGAGGAATACCACGACGGGCTGGAGCGATACCAGTCAGGTTGAACTGACCGATAGACTTGTTCTGGTTGGCCATTGGGCGCTCACCCTGCAGTACGTGGATGGTAACCTCAGTCTGGTTATCGGCTGCAGTAGAGAAGGTCTCGCTCTTCTTGCAAGGAATTGTCGTGTTGGCCTCAATCAGTTTGGTCATAACACCACCCATGGTCTCAATACCCAGTGTCAGAGGAGTAACGTCGAGCAGCACGATGTCGCCTACGCCACCTTCCTTGTTCAGAATAGCACCCTGAATAGAAGCACCTACGGCTACTACCTCATCGGGGTTAACACCCTTTGAAGGCTCCTTGCCGAAGTAGTTCTTTACGAGTTCCTGAACGGCAGGAATACGGCTTGAACCACCTACGAGGATGACCTCATCGATATCGGCAGTACTCAGTTTGGCATCAGCGATAGCCTTCTGACATGGAGCCAGACAAGCCTGGATGAGTCCGTGTGCCAACTGCTCGAACTTAGCGCGAGTCAGTGTCTTTACCAAGTGCTTAGGTACACCGCCTACAGGCATGATGTAAGGAAGGTTGATCTCTGTAGAAGTAGAACTTGACAGTTCGATCTTAGCCTTCTCGGCAGCCTCTTTCAGACGCTGCATAGCCATTGGGTCGGCTTTCAGGTCGGCACCCTCGTCGTTCTTGAACTCCTGTACCAGCCAGTCGATGATTACCTGGTCGAAGTCGTCACCACCCAGGTGGGTATCACCATTGGTAGAAAGAACCTCGAACACACCACCGCCGAACTCCAGGATAGAGATATCGAACGTACCACCACCGAGGTCGAATACGGCAATCTTCATATCCTTGTTGGCCTTGTCAACACCATAAGCCAGAGCAGCAGCTGTAGGCTCGTTGACGATACGGCGAACATTCAGACCGGCAATCTGTCCAGCCTCCTTGGTAGCCTGACGCTGAGAGTCAGAGAAGTAGGCAGGTACGGTGATAACCGCATCGGTTACTTCCTGTCCCAGATAATCCTCGGCCGTCTTCTTCATCTTCTGCAGCACCATAGCCGAAATCTCCTGAGGAGTATACTTGCGTCCGTCGATGTCAACACGTGGGTAGCCACCCTCGTTGACAACTGTATAAGGTACGCGAGAAATTTCCTTCTCGGTCTGTTGCCAGTTCTCACCCATAAAACGCTTGATAGAGTAAACGGTCTTCTTGGGGTTGGTAATAGCCTGACGCTTAGCAGGGTCACCAATCTTACGCTCACCGTTCTCAACAAAGCCTACTACAGAAGGAGTAGTACGCTTACCTTCGCTGTTAGCGATAACCACAGGTTCGTTACCTTCGAATACGGCAACACAGCTGTTGGTTGTTCCTAAGTCAATTCCAATAATTTTTCCCATAATTGTATCTTTTTTTATTATTAATATGCGTTATTTGACATCGATTTTATAGCAAAGCATGTGCCAAAATCAAAAAAAATGAAGAAAAATGACTGATTGTCACGACATTTTGGCACAAGTATCAAAAATTATTTATATCTTTGCATCATATTACGTAATATAACAAAGAACAATTATACCTATGAAGAAACTGATGATTCTGGCAGGTCTGGCATTTGCAGCAACCGCTGTAATGGCTCAGAGTGCCGATTCCTACATCGTTAAAACGAAAGGAGTAAAGAAAGCAGAAGCGAAGGCCGTTGTCAAAAAAGACACGAAAGAAGAAGAACCGCAAGGCACTGATTTCGTCAGTCAGAATTTCCGCTATTACAGCCTTTGCGACTGGCAGAACGGTATGAAATTTATGGTATTGCCCGAAAAGTATGACTTGGTAGTCAACACATTCCGCGATGCAGGTACTGGCAAAGAGGTATCCAGTGGACGTCTGCGCCACAAGATCATGATTTACAACAATCACTCTGTAGGTTCCAACGGCAGGGCTCGGATGAACTTCACCTGTCAAGAAGACAACAAGAAATACTATTTTGAGTTGCCCAACGGAGAATTCGAGGACTACTGCTACAGCAAGAAGGGCGTACCCACATTGGCATATCTGGGTGACGTTGACATTGCCCGTGAGAAGTTGAAGGGCCAGTCGCTTATTACCCGTTCCACAGACTATCGGGTAGATGTAGATTACGAGAGTGACAGCTATAACGAAGTGAAGGTAGAGAAAGGCATGGAGGTTAAAGTGGTAGACGTCGGCGTGGGTACTCGTGACTTCCCCGTGAAGATTATCGTTGCCGACAAGAACGGTAATGAGTTCTACCAGAATGTGGCCCTCAGTAAGACCAACTGCAGTCTTCGTGATGACGAATTCATTGTGGATAACGAGAAATTTGCCTTCTACGGTTCGTTTGACATGCTGACAGCTGAGACAAAAGTATCGGGCGACTATGCCCAGTATATGGGTAAGACCGTCTATACCAAATATGCTACCACGATGACTACCAAGGGTGGCGGTAAAGACAACAGAAAGGTGAAAGTGCCTAAGCTGATGGGATTCCGCATTGACGGTATGGCACCTGTCCACAACAGCAACTATGTCACATTGACACTGACAGAGTCAGAGACAGGTCGCGTATACACGAAAGACGTTACCTTTGTGAATGAAAGCGTTGTGGGCGACATTGACGGACAGAAGGAAGACTACTTCGGCTATCTATTCGGCTTTGGCGAAGGTCGTCTGCGTAACACGAATGCAGCCACACGTACCATGATTCGCGAGGGTCGCGTAGGTATGGGCATGACAGAAGAAGAAGTGGAGATGGCTGTCGGTGAGCCTGACAATAAGGCAGAAACCAGTGATGGACGCTATGAGTGGATTTATAAGCGCACCAAGTCGTGGTTGATTGTTCAGTTCGGCAAGACAGGCAATGTGATTGGCATCCGCACACCACGTAGAAATGAGACAGCGACACCCGCTACTAGAAAGAAAAAGAAATAATAGTACACCATAAAAAAGTGGAAGTCAGTGTGACTTCCACTTTTTCTTTTATGCCATCTCAGCTAGTTTCTCTTTTATTTTAGCTTCCAGTTCTTCGCAGAGTTCTGGGTTGTCCTTGAGCAACTGCTTGGTAGCATCACGTCCCTGGGCCAACTTCGAGTCCTCATAACTGAACCAAGAGCCACTCTTCTTAATGATATCGAATTCAGTAGCCAAGTCGATAATTTCTCCGATCTTAGAGATGCCCTCACCAAAGATGATTTCAAACTCAGCCTTGCGGAATGGAGGAGCCACTTTGTTCTTCACAATCTTCACCTTTGTCAGATTGCCCACTACATTATCACCATCCTTGATGGGCGACGACTTACGCACATCAATACGGACAGAAGCATAGAATTTCAGTGCATTACCACCAGTGGTGGTCTCTGGATTGCCAAACATGACACCAATCTTCTCACGCAACTGGTTGATGAAAATACAAGTTGTATTAGTCTTAGAAATGGTAGATGTCAGTTTGCGGAGAGCCTGACTCATCAAACGAGCCTGCAGCCCCACAGCAGAGTCACCCATGTCACCTTCTATTTCCTTTTTAGGAGTCAGGGCTGCCACAGAGTCAACGACCAGAATATCTACAGCACTGGAGCGTATCAACTGATCGGCAATCTCGAGAGCCTGTTCACCATTATCAGGTTGGGAAATCCACAGATTGTCAACATCCACACCCAATTTCTGAGCATAGAAGCGATCGAAAGCATGTTCTGCATCAATAAACGCAGCAATGCCACCAGCTTTCTGAGCCTCAGCTATCGCATGAATAGCCAGTGTGGTCTTACCAGAAGACTCTGGTCCATATATCTCGATGATACGTCCCTTAGGATAACCACCGACACCCAAAGCCATATCCAGTCCGATACTTCCCGTAGGAATCACTTCCACATTCATCACCTGCTCATCACCCAAGCGCATGATGCTGCCTTTGCCGAAGTCTTTTTCTATCTTCTGCATGGCAGCCTGCAGTGCTTTCATTTTCTCCTGTTGCGGAGACAGCTGTTCATTAGCTTCTTCTTTCTTTGCCATAGTTTATTTATTGTTTTAATTTTATAATTCCAAATCTCCATCATGAATTTCGTGCCAAGGCAAACCTTGTTTGTTAAGCTGCTCCATAAACGGATCTGGGTCAAACTCCTCGACATTGTGCACACCAGGTTTCTTCCACAGTCCTTTGCAGAACATCATGGCACCAATCATTGCTGGAACACCAGTGGTATAGCTGACTCCCTGCATACCCGTCTCTTCATAAGCTGCACGGTGAGAGCAGTTGTTGTATACATAATAGGTATGTTCCTTGCCATCCTTGCCGACACCGCGAATCCGACAACCGATAGAGGTTTCGCCTTCGTAGTTTTCGCCCAAATCCTGAGGGTTAGGCAATACAGCCTTCAAGAACTGCAGAGGAACAATCTTGACCTTGGCTGTACCAGTGCCGTCTGCCAGCGGAGCCTCGTATTCCACCTCGTCAATACGGCTCATTCCGATATTCTGGATCACCTCCAAGTGCTTCAAATACTGCTGTCCGAAAGTCATCCAAAAACGAGCACGTTTAATGGTTGGATAGTTGATAACCAACGACTCAATTTCCTCATGGTGCAACAAGTAACTGTCGCGCGGTCCTATATTGGGATAAGTCAGATCTTTATGAATCTCGAGCGGTTCCGTCTCTACCCATTTCCCATTCTCCCAATAGAGACCTTTTTGGGTAATTTCACGGATGTTGATTTCTGGATTGAAATTAGTGGCAAAAGCCTTATGGTGGTCGCCTGCATTACAGTCGACAATGTCCAAATACTCGATAGCATCGAAATGATGCTTAGCGGCATAGGCCGTATAGATACTTGTCACACCTGGATCGAAACCACAGCCCAAAATAGCCGTGAGTCCAGCCTTCTCGAACTTCTCACGATAAGCCCACTGCCACGAATATTCGAAATGAGCCTCGTCCTTTGGCTCATAGTTTGCTGTATCAAGATAGCTACAACCACAAGCCAGACAGGCTTCCATAATGGTCAGATCCTGATAAGGCAAAGCGAGATTAATAACCAACTCAGGCTTATAACTGGTGAAGAGTGCTTTCAGTTGCTCTACATCATCGGCATCTACCTGTGCCGTCTGGATTTTGATGGGGTTAGGTTGTTGGCTGTTAGGTGTTAGCAGTCCTTTTCCCTCTATCGCCTTCACTATCTGGTCGCATTTCGACTTGCGACGAGAAGCAATCATGAAATCAGTAAACACATCAGCGTTCTGAGCTATTTTAAACGCTGCTACGGTGGCTACGCCACCTGCACCAATCATTAATACTCTACTCATATACTTTAATTTTTCAGTTTTTCAACTCTTCTGCCTTAATCCCTAATGCTGCCATCAAAGAATAGCCCAGAATCTCCTGACGGAAAGGACCTCCCTCCAACGGCTGCATGGTGAAAACTGTGATGCGCTTTTCGTCATCGACATGTCGCAAGCCCTCACGTACCTTATTATATATATGTTCAGCATCAGGAATAATCATTGCCCGTTTTACGTCACCACTATTGCAGATAATCTGCATCGAATCTACAAACAGTTCGTCGCTTGTCACCATATCCTCAACGGGCACACAACTGATCAGGAATTCGCCCAACGGTCCACGGAAAGCCTTACCGTCTAAGTCGGCTATCATACCCGGCTGAAAATTCACCAATTCCGATTTCTGGTAGAGCAATACGACCTGTGTTTCGTTCTCTCCTGGACGAAGACCGCCGTCAAGAACCACACATTCAAGCCATTTTGCCATATCTGCCTTAGGAATTTGACGACCAATCATCCGTTCAAAGTTAACTATCAAATTAAACACAACCTTGTCGACGTAATCTGCGTCGACAAGGATAACGTTTTCTTTCCATTTTGCCCTATTCAGCCATTCTTCTGTCATAGGGTACAAAGTTAGTGCAAATCCAGCTAATCTCCAAATTTTTTGAGCGATTAATTGTACCAAATTGACGAATCTCCCCTATTATAGAAGCGATCATCCTCATTGTAGACATTGTCGAGTTCATAAGTCTCCTCGTCATGCATTTTTTTGGTTTTCAT